TCACTGGCCGTCCTCGTCGGCCTTGACAGACGTGAGCTGGCTCACGCCGATGAGCGCGCCGACGAACAAACCGATCGCGTTGATGGTCGTAACGAGTTCGCCGCAGTGCGGCAGTCCCCATTGCGGGCCGACCGCTCCGACGAGCCATGCGACGGCCGGCAAAGCGATCAACGCGAGCCACTTGAGTATGTCGTATACCCTGCCCGGCAGCAGGTAATCGGATTGCGGGCTATTGGATTCATCCATTTTTCACCTCTTTAAACATTGCGGCAACCGTCTCCACAACGCTTAAAGTCGTGGAGACGGGAGTTTCAGCACAGGTACTGTCCGGGATAGATAACGTATGGGCTGCGGATGCCATTGCGTGCGGCAGCCGACTGCCAGCCGGAGCCGTAGATGCTCCAAAGGCTTTCGCCGGAACGGACCACATGGCCTCCGACCCCGCTCGAAGCGGTGGACACGGACGCGCCGCCATAGGTGACGATCTGTCCCGGATAAATCCTGTTGATGTCACCGCTCGGCACACGCCAGGCGGACACCGGCTTCAGACCGGTGCGTTCGGCTATGGCGCACATGGTGTCGCCGGAACGGACCACGACGCTACGCGAACCCGTGGCGGCCGTTCCGCCGGAACCTCCGCCGAGGCGACTGTTGACGATCTGCATGACCGCCGCGTAATTGCCACCCAACGCCTGCCTGCGGGCCGGATCATTGCCGAAGTCGCCGCGGATGGTGCGCGTGGCCAAAGCGTTCAGGTCGACCGCCGGAGCGGTCGTGGGCTGAGGTTTCGGCTTGACGCTCGGCAGATCCGCCGCGCCCTTGTCGTCAGGGTTCGCGTACTTGCGCCATGCCGCGCGGTCGCCGCGGAACTTGTTCAGGTCGAGACGTCCGGACCAGCCGCTGAGACTGCCGTTGGACGTGTATTGCCTCATCACCTCGCCGCGCGCTCCGATGTTCCACGGGGCGGTCTGGTAGCCGGTGACCATGTTCGTGGCGTACTGTGCGATCCAGATGCCGCAGTTCAGCTCCGTCTCCATGCCGGCGACCTGCCAGTAGCCGGAGTCCATCGTGTAGATGATGGGGTTCACGCCTGTCAGACGCTTGACCTCGCGCGCCCAGCGGCGCGGCCACTGCTTGTCGCCCCATGCCGTGTTGTCCTGCGCCTCCCAGTCGAGGATCAGTACGCTCTTGTGCACGTATCCGCGCACATTGTCGACGAAGAACCGGGCTTCGGTCTCCGGGTTGCCGCCGCGCGCGTAATGGTAGACGCCGGTCTCCTTGCCGCTGTCGATGGCGCCGGCGAGCTGACGGTTAGCGTCGGTGTTGACGCCGTTGGACAGGCAACCACCGTACACGCCGCCGGAACCCCATGTGGTGCCGACGATGACGAAATCGGCCGGCACGGTCGCGGTGTCGATGCCGCACTGCCAGTTCGAGATGTCGTACCCGTTCATGTCGGCCATCGCGGCCGGCGCGACCGCCATGGATATGGCGACCGCGAGCGCGGTCAGTAGCTTGCGCCATTGTCGGCGTGGATTCATGCGCTTGTGTTTCGGCTTGCCTTTGTTGAGGATGTTCAATTCCTCTCCTTTCCTTTGTCCGTACCGTCCGCCTTGTACGGACGGTGTGGAAATCTTTTGAATCTTTCAATCTGTGTTCGCGATATGCGCGTCACGTATGTCTTGGATCATCGAGGTTCCGGTTCCATTGCCGCCCAGACCGTGGTAAGCGGCATATATTCGTTCCGCGCTTTGCTTCAACGGAATGCTCGCAACACCACCTGCATCGACCATCTGACGGTACAGAGCCTCGAGTTTGCAGAACAACAGTTCCCTGACGCCCTCATGCAGTGGATCGTGACGTTGGTCGACCTTGCTCAGAATCCAGGTGACGAACACGCCGCTGCCTCCGCTGCCGATGATGGCGATAACGATTGCGACGATGGTTTCCTGGCTCATTGGGAATCCTTCCGAAAGGAAAATCCCACACGTGGCTACCGTTGGAAGCCGCGATAACCACGTGTGGGATTTTGGAGGTTGAAATGTTGTTGGGAACGTTTGTGGATGAGGTCTGGTGGCCCTCCTGCGGGAAGCTCCGCGAGTGCACGAGGGTGGGCTACGAGTCGGCCTACCGCTGCCACATCCAGCCGAAATGGGCTGACGTCGACATGGAGTCGATCACCGCGAACGACATCGAGGAGTGGCTCGGCTCGTTCAATCAGGCCGGCGCCGCGCGCAAGGCGTGGGCCGTGCTGCGGGCGATACTCCGACTCGCCTATCGCAAGGGAGTCACCGACAATGACGTGACACGTCGTGAAATCAGACTGCCGCACCTGCGGCGGTATGAGCCGCGCGTGCTCGACGCCAGACAGGTAAGACGGCTGCTCAAAGGCTTCTACGGTCACGCGTTGGAAGCCTGGTTATTGGTCTCCGTCTGCGCGGGACTGCGCCGATGCGAGTCCGTCGGCATTGAATGGGCCGACTTGGATTTACGCCGGGGAACCGTGACCGTCAAAAGGTCAGTGCAATGGGTCGCTGGACATGAAACGGTCACCGACCCGAAGACCGACCAGAGCCGACGGACGGTCGCACTACCACAGTTCGCAGTCAAACGGCTCGCGCAATTGCGCCACGGCAGAACCGGCAGGCTGGTCGGCGATCTGAACGCCAACCAGGTGGCAGCTCATTACACGTCATGGTGCCAACGCATGAAACTCCCCTGCGTGCCGCCAAGGAACCTCAGGCACACCTTCGGCACTCTGGCAATCGCTGCGGGAGCCGATATCTCAGTGGTCGCACGACAACTCGGTCACAGCGACATCAAGACAACCGCCCGCTACTATCTCCGCCCCGATTTGTCCGTGCTGAGAAGTCTGCAGCGGGCATGGGAAAGACTCATCATCGGAGCCGCGTAGCTTTCCGTAACCCTCACCAGATCGAACCAGAATTGGAACGTGAATTACCGTACCGCGCTGGTAGGCAAGCTGTTGATCGTCGCATTCCACGCAATCCGAGTCGGTAGCGACTGGAATGCGGCGAAAGAATGGGAGACATCCCCGCTTTTCACACTCCCAGCCGGTTTGGAGGCGGCTTTCGAGGTGCATTGCGCCGCAGTATCCAATTCGAGCATCGGATTGCATGGCGTCGAAGTGCAGGTGGCGCAGCACACCATCGCCTTGCGTTCCTCGGGAAAGATGACAGTAAGCGCAAACGTGGGATGGGTCGAAGGCTGTATCACGGTGCCACTTGTCTAGGAGAACGTCACTCCACTAGGAATCGGCATGGAAAAACGCTGTATCAGGATGTTATCCCTGCCAACCCCGCCAAGTAACGTAATACTGCCATCTGGATTCCAATTCGCTTGCTTGTTGTAGTGCGGATCCGCAAGACTTGATCCAACACATCCCAGTCCAATTGTGGCCGATGGACGTATCCCTGACTGATATAACCAGACCCTATAGTTCGAGACTTCGACGGTTGATTTGAAAGAGCTCAAATCGACATACAGCATGTTGCCCTTGACGGTAATCGTGTTGGATCCACCATATAGGGCGCCAACAAACGATCCTGTGTCCTGAAACTTAAAGGTAGCAGTGAGGGCTACGGAAAGCTATTAAAAGTGGATTTCCACGATTCCGCCTGTGACAGCCACCTCGGGACCAACGAGCAGGTTGACGGTCCCGTCCGGCGCGATCGATACTTGGACTGACCGCTGCAGATATGACGGGTGAATGAATGGAATCGCCACTGTCGTCCCAGACGATAGTATGGCTCTGCCATTCAAAGCCTTAATCGCATTCGGATTGGGTATTTTCCCGATTGGATAGATTCCTCCGTTGCCATTGCTTTTCCCAAACGGCAGGGTTACGGAAAGCTATTGCAGTGCCATCCAACAGCCGTGCGCCGTGGAGTAAGCGGATTTCGGGTCGCCAAGCATCTGCACCTTCCCATCACGCATGACAAGCAGGCTGAAACCGCAGGACGGGAACGATATGATGCTCTGGTCGGCGAGCGGACGGAACGCTTCTGGGATGGTCTCATTCGCCGTCGAGTAGTTCTGCTGTCCACTGCCGTCGAACTTGACGTTGCCGTTGATCGTGACGATGCGTCCGACGCGACATAGAGTGAGTCTGCTGTTCGTGTATGGAGGTTTCCATGGCTGGGTTACGGAAAGCTATTCAGGCGAGAATGTAGGTCATCGTCCCGGAGAACGTGCCGCTGTTCTGCCCCGCGCCACAATTGACATAACGGAAATTGCCATTCGTTTCCAGAATGAAATCACGCTGGCTGCCACCATCACGCCCCGACCACGTGCCATGCGTGACGACCGCAGGCCTCCAACCCTCCGGAAGGGTACCGAACTGTCCACTGCCCCACGAGTCAGTGCTCGCGCTTTTCCAGTTGATGCTAATCTGCGCGATCTTGCCAGACTTCACGCCGGTCACGGTGCCATACTGCGATTTAATCAAAGTCTGGGTTACGGAATCCCACAGCTGGCTCATCGGAGGCAACTGCTTGACAAGCATGACAGGAGTTCCGGCGGTGATGCCACTGATCGGAATGCGGGCGATCGGAATCCACACGGTACCGGAATTGTTCAGGATACTACCCGACGGAACCGTGGGATCAGCCGCCGTGCCACTGGTGGCGGTGCCCTTCAACACAGCGAGCGCGATCGTTTCGATGTTGTTCGAACCTCGCGTGTATTTCACGCAGATCAGGTCGTTGCGGTTCTGTCCCGTGACTCCGCTTTCGATCGTGACGGTCTCCGCCGCGGTGACGCGTGCGTATCGTCCTTCGATCACAAGGTTGAGGACCGGGATGAGCGCTTTGTTTGCTGACTGCATGGTCACGGCGGGGAATTTGCCGTCGCTGCCTTGCAGCAGGTAGTTGCCGTTTCCGACCAGTCCGGCCTGCATGGCTCCTTGGTCGCTGGATGTGATGTGCGGAGCGCCGGCCTTGCCGGTGATGAGATTCATGGTCATGGTCATTCCTTCCTATCTGTTGTGTTGTTGAGGTATGCGGCGTAGGCGGCGTCCTGCGTGGCTGCCAGCGCTTTGAACGTCTGCCAGCATGCGGTACAGACGAGCGCGCCCTGTGCGACTCCGTCGACGGTGGTGTGGGTGATGTCGTGCCAGTCGCTGGAGGTGCGTGGGTCACCGTCGGCGAGGTATGCGGAGGCGTGGCATCGGTCGCAGGTGTATCTGGTGATGTTCGTGGTTCGTGCCATTGATGTTCCTTTCTCTTTCAGGCTGTGCGCTGGTAGATGTGTCCCGGAAGCGTCGTGCCGCATTCCTTCCAAGTGCCTCCGTAGGTTGTTCCCGGATTGGCCGCGGAAGTGGTCCAGTAAAGGGAGCCCACGGGGTGGGCGGCGATGAATGCCTGGCTCACGCTCATGCCGTTGTCTCCCTTGTCACCCTTCGGCCCTTTGTGCACGACGTAGCTACCGACGCCTTTGACAGTCACATCGCTACCGTTGATGGCGGTGACCTGCCAGAACCCAAGTTCAAGACCATCTGCGAATTGATATTGGTCAAAAATGGTGTCTCCGACCTGCAGGTTTCCATTTGGCTGAATAGCAGATAGGGCAATTTTTCTCACTTCTCCGCCCGCACCCGAACCGTCGATGTTGCCATTGAATTTCCGTAGGCTCAGTCCTCGTGGCCCAGTGGCTCCCGTTGGACCCTTCGCCCCGGTGGCGCCGGTCGCTCCGGTGGCCCCGGTCGGGCCTTGCGGTCCTTGCACTCCCTGCTTGCCTTGCGGTCCGGTGTCGCCCTTGGGGCCTTTGACATTGCCGAGCAGAATCTTCGTCATGCGTGCTCCTTATTTTCCGTCGTTGATCGTGTAGTACAGGTCGCCCGTCGTTGGATCGTAGGAGACGGGAGCTTCTGACGCGGTGGCCGTGTCCGCGTATACGGCGTACAGGTCCCCGTTCGGATCGACCTGGAGCGTGAAGAATCCTGATGCGGGTGCCGTCACGCCGCTGGCGCCCTGCGGGCCGGACGGCCCCTGTGGACCCTGCAGTCCCTGAACGCCCTGCGCTCCTTGCTTGCCTTGCGGGCCGGTGGCCCCGGTAGCTCCAATGGGACCGGTGGGGCCAATGGGACCGGTAGGACCAGTAGGCCCGGTGGGACCTGCTGGCCCGGCCGGCCCGATATCCCCTTTGTCTCCCTTGTCACCCTTCAGACCTTCAGGGCCTTGCGGACCAGTAGGCCCGGCGGCTCCAGTGGCTCCTTTGGGGCCTTGCGCACCGATGATGGATTGACGGGAAATCGTCTTTCCCGTGAATAGGCTGTCGGACTGTGAAACGCACTGCCAGACGATGCTGTATTTTCCGCCACCTGACAATGCGGTCGAATATTCGTTGGCGAGTGGTGTTCGGTTCAACCATTCGCTCACGTTCCCCGTGAAAGTGGATCCCACCGGATATTCGCCGACGAGGGATTTCTTCATCACGAGCGCCGGAAGGCCGACGTCGCCTTTAGCTCCCTGAACGCCCTGCGCTCCTTGCTTGCCTTGCGGGCCGGTGGCCCCGGTATCGCCCTTGTCGCCTTTGGGGCCTTTGATGTTGCCGATCAATAGTCGCGCCATGTGTCACCTTTCCGGGATGTCCACGTACAGGTTCCCGCTCTCGGAGTCCCAGACGAACGAGGGTGGGTTCGTGTTGTCCGGATAGTTCACGTACAGGTCGCCGTCGCCTTCCATGCTGAGCGTGAAGAAGCCGTTCGAGGGGGCGGATACGCCGCTGTCGCCCTTGTCACCCTTCTCCCCTTGCGGGCCCTGGATGCCTCGGGAACCTTGGATGCCTTGTCTGCCCTGGGGGCCGGTCGCTCCCTGTGGACCCGTGGGACCCTGCGGACCTGTGGAACCCGTCGGGCCTTGCGGTCCCGCCGCGCCGATCGCGCCGGCATCACCCTTATCGCCTTTCTCGCCGCGTATCCCCTGCAGTCCCTGCGGGCCTTCGGGACCGGCGACGCCTTGCGGCCCTCGCTCCCCGGTCGCTCCTTTCTCTCCCCGAGGACCGGTGGGTCCGGTCGCTCCGGTGGCCCCCTGTGGTCCTGCGTCGCCCTTGTCGCCCTTCTCCCCTTGCGGACCCTGGTCGCCTTTCGGAAGCCCCAAATTCAAGGTTTTGTCGCTGCCGGCGCCCGTGAGCGACGCGCTTGCCTGTGCACCGGGGGCGAGCGTGTCCACCGAACCGATTTTCAGGCCGGTGATGTAGTCGCCTTTCGGCTGTTTACCCGACAATGCGTTGTTGAGCGAGTCGATGTCGTTTCTGGTCACGTCGGCGCTGAACGTCCAGGCGTCGAGTTTGAGGCCGGCTCCAGCGTAGTAGGCGTGGCCACCATCCCCGATGGAGGATTCTCCGCTGTTGCCGCCGGCGCTGGCACCTCCGGATTCGTAGGTGACGGTGAGCACGCCTCCCGAAACCTTGACGATCTTCTTGGAGATCTCGGCAGTGACGACGAGGCCCGTGTTGTTGTCACGACCCGTGACCAGGTCGCCAACGTCCGCGTCGATGCCGTCGGGAATGTCCACGTCGATGGTGCTAGCGTTCCGAAGTTCCTGGAATTTCTGCCTGCCCTTGTCCTCGAGCTCGTCGGCTTCGGCGTTGGACAACTCGTATGTGGCGGTGCGTTCGTCAAGGCCTTTGAGGGTCTGCGTGTGGCTGAACGTGCCGTGCGCGTCGGCGTACCAGTGGATGACGGTACGGTCCTTGAGCTCGCCCTTGCCCAGGCAGATGAGATGGTTGATCGGGTGCGCCGCCTGTTTGGCGGTGAAGTCGATGAGGTCCGAGTCGATGCTGTCGCCGATCGTGCGGACGGGCATGGCGCTCATGGCCACCTTGTCGCCGTCATTACGCAACCGGAGTTTGAGTCCGCTTGCCCTGAGCATCTTGACCAGACCGCTGTACAGGTCCACGTACCGGTCGAACTGGCAGGTGGTCTTGTGGTCGGCGCTTTCGTCGGTGACGGCGAACAGGCCTTGCAATCCCGCACGGCTGACGAGCGTGCGCATAATGACGGGAATCGTGCCGGACAGGGTGAGGTAATCGTTGTTCCTGTCCGGTTCGATGATCTTCGAGGCGAGCACTCCATGCCAGTCGCGGCCATGCCATGTGACGGTGGACAGGCCTCCGTCCACGTCGACATCCGTGTCGTCGATGATGCCGCCGTACTCGGTGCCGTCGATCATGATGCGGCTCCCCGCCTTGAGCGCGGCGTCTTCGACCTGCAGGTCGAAGTCGTTCTCCCCGCTACCGAACGCGAGGTCGAGCGTGTATGAGGCGTGGCTCGCCACGGGTTTGCCTGTGGCGTCGGTGACGATCAGGTCCATGGCGGTTCGCTCCTTTCCTCGCAGACCGTCAAGTCGAATTGGAATCCTCCCGGCCAGCTGATCGGCTGTGTTCCGGGCGCGAGCGGTTGGAACACGTACCGGCCGGAATCCTTGCCCGACCCTCGCACGGCCTGCGCGAAGCAGTTTGTGACGAGACCTGTGCCGCTGACCATGGTGACGGTCCTGACATCGCCGGTGCCGTCGATTTCCAGACGCGAGCCGGATGGCACGGTCACGTCGACCTCGTACCGGTTGGTTCCGATGATGACGTACGGTTGCGCGCATGGTCCGAATATCGTGAGCTTGACCGGCTGCGGGATGGACGTGTCGTTGACGATCTCGGCACCCAATGCCATGCCGGCGAAATCATGCGGATAATCATATGGATAGTCAAGGTCGGCGGTTCCGGAATCGTATCGCGGCGTGAAATGCGTCATGGTCGGACGGCGCCACACGCCATCGGCCAGCACGATGGTCAACTGCGTCTCGACCATCGTGGGCGTGATGGATTGCGGTTCGCTTTTCGTGATCCACGCTTTGGCTTCCCATTCGCCGTCGGCCACGAGCGTGCCCGGGTTCCCGGATGCCATGTCGGCGTCCGCGAGGCGGCGCAGTAGGTCGAGCGTGGCCGGAGAATCGTGGATCTTCACGGTGACTGTCGCCTCGCGTGCCTTGCGGGTGATGCCCGTCATGCCACGTGAGGCGAGGCTGTAGTCCCAGACGCGGGCGCGCAGTCCCGTGAGCGTCTCGCCGTACAGCGGCCCCTCGAAGCCGATGCGCTCACCTGTGGCCGCGCACACGTATTCAAGCGATTGCACTTCTCACCTTCCTTGCGAAGTCGCGGTCCCCTATCGTCGGCGTGTACCTGGCGATGATCGATCCGAGGTCGTCGTGCAACGATTCGACGGCCGCGATGAGTTCCCGCAGATCGCCGTCGCCGGCATTGGCGCCGGTGCCGGCCGTGACGTTCAGCCTGCCGGTCTTCGACCAGTCCGCGTCGGAGAGGCTCATCGTGGAGACGAGCGAATCCATGGAACGGCTGACCACATGCGCGGAATCGTCGATGCCCAATGCCATGCCACGTCCGACCATCACGCCGACCTCGTCGCGGAACACACGCGACGGGGAATGGATGCCCAAAGCGTTCTTGGCCTTGTCCACCAAGCCCGACAACGCGTTGGTGATGCTGGAATACAACGAGCCGACCATTCCTGTGATGCCGTTGATCAATCCCTGGATGATGTTGCGTCCCGCGCTGACGAGCCAGCTTCCCGCGCCGGACACCGCGCTCCGGACGGTTCCGCCGATCCCGCTCACGACACTCCCGACACGGCCAACCATGTTGCTTACGGTGCCGACGATGCCGCCCCAGACGCTCGACACAATGCTTCCGACGCCATTCCACAACGCGGCCCACACGCTCCGGATTGTCGAGCATGCGGCGGATACCACTCCGCTGACCATGCCGATGCCGGCGGAGACGACGCCTTGGATGCCGCCCCACACTGCCGACACGATGCCCTGGATGGCCGACCACGCGGCGCTCCAGTTCCCGTTGACGACCGCGAGCGCCAGTTGGATGATGCCTTGGATGACGGCGAGTGCGGTGCTGATGACTGTGGCGATGATGGTCCATGCGCCTTGTACGACGGTGGATATGGTGTTCCAGAGTCCGTTCCAGACCGTGCTGATGATTGTGACGGCGGTTTGGAAGATGGTTTGGATGTTCTGTATTCCTGCTTGCAGGAGTGGTGTGATGGTGGTGATGAATGTTTGGATGCCGGTGATGATCGCGGTGAGCGCGGTCATGATGATGGGGCCGATCGTGTTCCAGACGTTTTGGAGGACGGTGGTGATGAGTGTCCATCCGGTTTGCCAGATTTGTTGGATTTGGCTCATGGTCTGGGTGATGAATATGGCGATGGCTTGCAGGATTGGCTGGCATGCGGTGCTGATCTGGTTCCAGATTCCCATGAACCATGTGGCGAAGCTGTTCCAGAGTCGTTTGCCCGTTTCGGTTTGGGTGAAGAACCATGTCAGCGCGGCCACGACCGCGCCGATGGCCACGACAAGCATGCCGATCGGATTCGCATCCAAGGCAGCGCTGAATGCCAGCTGCACGGCGGTAGCAGCCTTGGTCACCGCGCTCCACGCCGATTGAGCTGCCTTGACAATATTGAACGAGCCGGCGAGTTGCTTCAGTGCTCCAGCCGCGCTTCCCGCGTCGGAGATCTTGCCAATCAAATCGAACGTGGCCGTAGCGGTCTTCTCCACACCGGAGGCAGTCGCGGAAATGGCCTTCAGTCCACCGGAAACTGTCTTCAGCCCGGCCGAGACGATATCCCAGCCTTTGACCGCGAGCAATGCAATGGTGATGGCTTTCAACGCGCCGGATACCAGTGCGCCGTTCTGCTGCGCCCACTGTCCGACCGACTGCAGCCAGCCTCCCACCGTCATGAGCACGCCGGTCAAAGTGTTCAACAGTCCGGCGAAGCTCTGCGCCGCGGAACCGGCGGTGCGCGCGCTGTCGTTGAAGCCGAAGGCCTGCGAGACCGCGGCCGCCAATCCGGAAACCAGCGAGCCCAATCCGGAGATGACGCCGGTCAGGCTTTCAAGGAACGGCTGCAACGCGCCCGTCTCGATGAACTTGTTGACGAACGTCTTCGCCCATCCCGCCGCGTTCGACAACGCCTGCGCGACCGAAGCGACCACTCCCGCGAGCGCGCCGGCGGTTGTGGAGAACATTGTGGCGGCTTCGCCGCCATTGTTGAGTCCGCCTATGAGTGATGTGATTGCGTTCCAGAGGCCAGTGAGTTGGCTTTTGAGGCTGGCCGTCGCCGAGGCGAGCATCTGGAAGCCGGGGATGTTGGAGATCGTGTCGCCAAGGTTTTTGAGTTTCGCCTGTGTGGCGGGTATCGCGTTCTCGAGACCTTGTTGGAGTGCCGCTCCGACTTTTTGCAGGGTTGGTGTGACGGCTGCGGTGAATGTATCGATGAGTGGGATGGCTTGGTTGAACAGGCCGCGTAAGCCGTCGAGGACTGGTGTGGCGGCTGTTTCTCCGAGTCGGCTCAACGCGGCTTTCACGTTGGCCAGGGCGCCGGTGAATGTGGTGCCTGCGGATAGTGCGGCTCCGCCTAGGCCTTCCTGCATGGCGTCGGCGAAGGTTTGGAAGTCGATTTTGCCGTCCGAGACCATGTCGGACACTTCGGCGCTGGTCTTGTTCAGATGCTTGCCGAGCATTTGGAGGACGGGGATGCCGCTCGACATGAGCTGGAGCATGTCGTCGCCCTGGAGTTTGCCTCGGGCGGCGACGGAACCGAAGATCATGCCGATGTCAGTGAGGCTTCTGCCGCTGATCTGCGCGGTGTCGGCCACGGTCTTGAGGACCTTGGTCAGGTCCCCGCCTTCCTTGATGCCGGAGGCGGACAGGCTTGCCGCGACGGTCGCGGCGTCACCCAATCCGAACGCGGTGCCCTTGACGGACGCGAGCGCGTCGTTCATGATTTCGGTGACGCTCGCGCTGTCGTGGCCGAGGCCTTTGAGTTTGGCTTGCGCGTTCTCGATGTTGAGGGCGCGGGTGAAGCCGCCTTTGGCGGCCAATGCGGTGATGCCGCCTGCGATGGTGGCGATCGCGCCTGTGCCGACCTTGCCGATTTTGCCGAATGCTCCGCCGATCTTCGAGATGAGGGTGTTGGAGCTTTTCTTGGAGGCTTTGTTGACGGCGTCGCCGATGTCGCCTTCGATGCTTTTGCCGAATCCTTTGCCGGATGGTTCGACGTGGACGTATGCGACGCCTATGTCCTGTGCTGCCATCGTGTTTCCTTATTCGTAGGTTGGGATTCCGATGGCGGTCGGAGTCAGAGGTCGTCGTTGATGTGGAAGTAGGCTTTGAGCCGTTCCCTGTCCTCGCGTTGACGGCGGGTGAGGTTGTGTGCTGGGGTTGGCGGGCGGAGCGGGTCGTGCTCGTGGTCGAACCATGGGCGTTTGCGTTGTCCGGACAGCGTCCAGACCGCCTGTTCGGCTCCGTCGGGCGCGTAGACGGCGTTCTGCAACACCATCCACGAGTGGCTCGTATGGTCTTTGAGGATTTCGCGGGTCAACGCCCAGGCGAGTCCCCAATCGACTCGTGGACGTTGGCCTTCAACCCATTCCCGGAAGCGTACGGGCCTGTAGATCTGCCCGTACGCTCGGATCCAGTCGTAGGCTAGCGCCGCGCGATTGTTGTTCCAGATGTGGGCGAGGTAAACGCTTTTGGGTCCAGTCCGGATTCCTCGGCCCACGCCTTGATGGTCGCGGTGAGGTAGGCCATCGGACGTTTGGTCTTGCGCAGCACGTTCCAGAAGTTCGGCTGCATCGTCTGGAAGTAGGCGAGGAACGTGCTCACGCAGGCCGTGGTTTCCTCGTCGGAGAGCATTGGCTTGCTTTTGACCAGGAGGATGGCCTGGACGAGTTCGATGGGCAGTTCCGCGTTGTTGAGGTTCGGCAGGTCGAGTTTGACGCCGGCGACCTCGAGGTGCACGTCGGGCTTGAGCTCCTCCGCGTCGGTAAGGTCCACGTCCACGACATGGTAGGTGTTGTCGCTCATTTCGTCTCCGTTTCATGGTTATCGGCGGTTATGGGTAATGGTCCCGTGCGGCCGGGAAGAATCAATGGGTCACTTGGCGTCTTCAGTGACGAGGCCCCACGCGTGGAACTGTTCGCCGTTAGTGCCCTTGAGCATCTTGAACGTCATGCTGAAGTTCATGATCTCGCTGGATTTCAGGCTCACGTCGTCACGGTCGCTCACCTTCGCGTTGGTGCCGTACAGGAGGAACGGACGGTCCCGCTGGTCGAGCGCGACCAGCACGAGGATCCACTCCTTCTTCAATCCGGCGCCCTTGATGCTGATGCCGCCGTCCAAATCGACGTCCACGTCGAAGTAGGCCGACACCACATCCTTGCGGCCCTCCATGGCGGCGAGCTGCAGGGTCCAGTAGCCCGGATCCGTGTCGGACAGCACGATGTCGCCGTTGTGGGCCTTGTAGTCGGTGCTGTCGCCCGGTTCCGGATGCAGTACGGCGCCGTCCTCCGTGGAGTAGCCGATCGGCTTCTTGTTTGCCGGCGGGGTCCAGGCCACTCCGGTCGGAGCCACGAACGTGCTGTCGCCCTTGGGGAACAGGAACAGCGCGTAGTTCTTGATCAGGCGCACGTTGCCTGCGGTGTTGCCGCTGGACACGTACCCGTAGTCGGTCGCGCCCTGCGCGGCGACGGTGGTTTTTTCGTTGTTGTCAGACATTCGTCTGCACCTTTCCGTTCTTCGCGTGTGGCGGCACGTTGTCTTTGGTTGTGTTTCAGTTGACGGTGACCTCGAGCAGGAGCACTCCGTACGCGCACACCAGCCTCTTGTCCTCGTCAGTCATGCGTACCGGCCCGGATTCGAGTGACGCGTCGATGAGCGGCGCGACGTTTCCGAGCCCGATGATCTCCCTCGCGATGTCGGCCCACAGGCGTGCGGCCTTGCCCCAGTCGCCCGTATGGTCCTCTCTCATGCATCGCACGCTCAACCGCAGCCGCACGTACTGCGAGATTGGGGTGCTCATGCCTTGCATGGAGTCGGCCAGAGTGGCTTCGGTGAAGGGAGGTTCGAGGTCGCTTCGTTCGATGGTGTCGAACGTCACGTCCGGGAACAGTGTCCTCAGTTTGGGCAGGAGCAGGGGTTCCGTGCGCCGGGGAGTGACCGGGATGCTCATACGCGCATCCTTCCGAGCGTGTCCTCCAGCGTGCCGTGCGCCTTCTCCACCGCTGCCGGGCAGATGATCGCCACGCCGCTACGGTTCTTGCCGTCATGATCGCGGACCATGCAACGGTCATCCTCTACGGCGGCCTCGGCCGCGTCCCTCATGCGCGAGCGCAATGTCTCGTTTTTGAGGACCTGTTGGCTGAACGCCTTGCGGTTGAATACGAATCTGCATCGTTTGGCCATGCTTATCCTTCCCGTTCGCCCACGGTGATGACGTCGCCGATGTGGCGTCCGTGGATGTTGTCCCACACCTGCGGCTTGCCCTTGACGGGCAGCAGCCGGCCCCTGACTTTGATCAGGTCGGTGGCCTGGATGCCGGTCGGTTGGTTTCCGCGGATGTGGATCGTGTATTCGGTGGTCTGCGGGCTGGCGTTCTCCTCGATCTGGTCGGTGGTGGAGGTTGGCGCGACCAGCGCCTGGAACGTGCCGACGCGGGCGGGTTTGCCCTGGATGGGGTTGCCGTCCGTGTCGGTGGTGGGCTGGCCGCGCCAGATTTCGATGGTTTCCACTAGGACGTCTCCCCCGTTGCCATGTCGACGCTGAACGCGCGTTGCGCGTTGATGCCGAGGATGCGTTTCTCGTCGTCGCGCAGCCAGAGATCGCCGGTGGGCGCTCCGAAACTGTATTGTTCGCTGAAGCTGCCGGTGGTCTGGTTCATCTGCGTGATGCCGCCGGGAATGTCGTACGGGTCGGCCTGCATGATCCTGCGGACGATGTCGCAGGTGATCTTCGTCAACAGTCGTGGCCGTTCGTCGAGGAGCCGCCGCCAGTTCGGGGAGCGTTCCTTGATGTAGTCGGTCACGTCCGCGAGATGCGTGTCGGCTTTCTCGCGTTCCTCGTCGGTGAGCTTGTGCCACCTCCGTTCGAGATCGTCGGAGGTGGCGAACATGTCGGGCTCGTCCGTCATGGTCACTTCTTGTCCGGCAGTTTGACCGCCCCGGCGGATACGAGGCCGGCGATGGTGTCGTCGAACTGTTTCGCCAACGTGTTGAACGCGGTGACGAGTTTGTCGAATTCGTCCTTGGTCGGAGTGTCCGCCGCGGCCTCGGCGATGTTGCTGTCGACGTTGCCGATCGCTTGTTCGGGCGCGTACTGCTTAATGCCGCCGAGGGTGTCCTCGCCGGCCGCCGGCAGCTCGTAGGCGCTGGATCCGGCGGAGAAGTCCGTGCCATCCTTGTTGACAAGGCTCACCTGCACGTCCAACGGGCCGACAGTGTGCTTTTCCTCGCCTGCAGGGTTGATCACAAGCGTCTGGATGGGGAAACTCATCGTTCACCTCACTTGGTCTTGAGCACGGCGAACGCCTTCGGATCGATGATCGCGAACGCGTACATCGCCTCGGTACGGTATGCGATCTGGTTATGGGCCTTCAGGTCCACGCCGGTCTGGTCCGGATCGCCGTAGGCGATAATCTCGCTGGTCAGATCGCGGACCATGCCCCATTTGATGAGGCTGAAATCTCCCATGAACGCGAGCACCTTCGTCGGGGTCGAGGCCAGTCGGCCGTTGACGGTGCCAGAGGTCGCGGCGGTGATGCCGTCCAGGCTGCCGGCCTGCAGGTTCAGCGGAATCTCCGGATAAAAGCGCATGCCGGTGGAGGGGACGCGCAGCTTGCGCAGACGGGACGCCCAAGTCTTGGACAATGCCACGCCGTTGATGTCGTAGGAGTCGTTCAGCGCATCGGCCAGGGCGTCCACGTTGCTGATTTCGTCATCGCCGGCGATCACCTGCACGGCAGACGTGCTCAACGGGTCGAATCCGGAAAGCGCGGTGCCGGTCTTCGGGTTAATCGCATGGTAGATCACGTAGTCGAGCGCACGGCCCAAAGCGGCTGCCTGATCCGCCTGGATGCTGCGGATGATCTGCAGCTGGTTGTCCTCGTCGGCCCACTGGAGTTCGCTCGTGACGCGGGTGGTAGTCTGCACCTTGAAGCGCTTCGCCACGACGGAATCCACGGTCTGCTCGTAACTGTTCTTGACCGCGCCTTCGGCCACTACCTCGGCTTCGCTCTTGCCGTTGAACACGAGGTAGTCGGCGTCGGAGAAGATCTGCGGCGTGCTGGGGCTCAGGGACGCGATGGTGCTGGTGTCCTTGGCCTTGTTCACGATTTCGGTGGCCACGCTCACGGGGAGCTTGATCTGGTCTGTTTTCATCGCCATGATGGCTTGTCCTTTCGGATGGTTGGGTTATTCGCCTAGGAGCTGGTGGATGTACGAGAGCTCTTCGGCGTCCTTGTTGTTGTTCTGGTGCGAAGGAGAGCCTGTCTGGTTCTTCACCCTCGGCGGCTTGGATGCTGGATGCAATGCCGCTCGCAGGAGGTCCGCATGCGCTTCGAGTTCCTCTTTGCTGCCGCCGCGGAGCAGTTCGGCCGGAACGTCCTTGTCTTTGGCGACTTCGGACACCCATTCGGCGTGCTGTTTCTCGGCCGCGGCGTCGTCGATCTGCTTGCGCAATGCGGCGTTCGATTCCTTAAGCTTGTCGATTTCGCTCTTTCCGGCGTTCTCCATCTCGTCGAGTTTCATGGCTTTTGATTTGAGCTCGTCGTAGTCCTTGTACTTGCCGCGCTCCTTCGCCAACCTTTTCTCGACGATCTGGTCGACCTGTTCCTGGGTGAACGATTTCGGCTCGCCGCCGTCGCCACTATCGCCGGAACCGCCCTCGTCCCCGCCGCCGTCGATGAGACGGATACGGGCCGGGAATCGGAATCTGTTGAACATGCTGTGCTCCTTCTTGCTGTTTCCCGTGGATTCGAGTTCGACCGCGCCACGGTGCGCTGTATGGTCCTCCCACGCGATACGGCGCATGGTCGCCGCCAACCTGAATGGCTGGCCGAGTGGTGGATGCAGGATTCGCACCTGCGCGGCTGTGAAGCGCCCGAGTTACAGTCGGGTCCATTCGTCTGCTCTGGCAATCCACCGAAATCAATGGTTTTTGGTAAAATAGAAGTACCGGAGGTCCCGTGCAGACTTGAAATAATAGCCTATTCGTGCGGGAGTGCCTCCGGGTTTTTATTGCAGCTCGATTTCTCTCATCCCGTTGTTGTCCAATAGGAACAAACGTCTGATCTTGTTTTTCTTATGCAGCGCGTTATAGCGGGAAAGTTGCGTCACCAGTTTCTCCGGAGCCGAGTATCCAGTGAGATCCACAATGAATGCATCCTTCACGACACCATGCTGCTCGGCTTTGGATACCGCTTTTGAGATGTTCTTCGAAATGGATCCGTAGTCTGGGCGTTTTTGCCGAGATGACTTAACCTCGCACTCAAGGTCTTGCTCAATCCATTTCAAGTCATTCGTCGATTTGTGCCCCAAAGTATCGCGTGGAATCCATTCGTAATGCTGTCCGAGTGACTTGAAATGTTCCAGGAACACGATTTCATGCATCTCAAGGACGTCTGCGTCTACTGGGACGCCAAGCGCCTTCTGCCTTCCATCCCATCCTTTCTTGCTTAATGATTTCTCGTCGCGCATGCCGGTGAAATCATGTTCGACTTTGAAAGACGCACGTTTCTTCGGCATGATCCCGTCGCTCAATTGCTTAGGGAACTTATGACGCATAACGAATGTGACGGCATTCGCGTCGGCCGAATCCAACTTGATTCCGGCTTCCTCGGCGGAGGACTTCCAATTCTTTCCCAATGCGTTGCCGTTGATGGCTTGCACGGCCTGATCGTACATGGCTTTATACTTCGCTTGGTCATAGCCGAAGATCTTGTCCTTGCCCCAGCTGCACACGGGAATGCAACGGCATTTGCCGTTATGGAAAGAGCCGCCGAAGTCCGCGCTTTCCTCACTGGTGTATGCGAATCCTCGGCTGGCGAGCATCACGCAAAATGCACAAGGATTGGAGCCTCGTGGGACGCGTGCCCATCCAGGATGCGTCTCGTCGGCGTCGCGGTTGTTCTGCGTGGTCAATCGTACAGACCTGCTCATCATGTCGGCAATGAACTGCTGCCAGTCGTCCACCGTCTTCAGGTCGGGCCAAAGGTCTTCAACAGTCAGCCCGTTGGCGTTGCCATGCTTCAAATTAGTGTAGTTATGCCCATTCCAATCGGTTCCAGTGAAACCGCCTACCTGACGGTATAGCACTTCATATTCGTCGCAAGTAGATGAGACGTAGGGCGGCATTTTGATGCCGGCGTATTTCTGCCACAGGTTCCTGGTGTCAGTGTAGTACCTGCGTGATCGTTCGGACGCATCGCGGGTGTACCTGAGCACTATGTCTTGTCGTTCCAACGGTTTCGCGGATTCCATCGCGTCGGTGGCGTCGTCTGTCAGATTCTCAAGATCAGTCTCGTAATCCCTATGCAGTTTCTCCAGTTTCTGACGAAGCTGCGCTTTCGCCGGTTCCGGCAGATCCAGATTGTTCAGATCCATCCGTCACCTCCGAGGACGCCGCGCTTCTGTCCATGAGCTGGTCGATGCGTTGTTCCGATTTCTGCCGTTGCTGGTCGGCGCGTAGGCGGGTGATTTCCTCGCGGGTCAGGCCGAGACGTTCGAGTCCGACATCGGAGTCGGCGTAGCCGGTGATCTTGTCGGCGATCTTCGTGAACGCGTCGGCGCGCGCCGCGTCGGAGATTTCCCTTGTGGGCGCCCATACCGGATGCACGTCGCGCATGGAGTCGGGTATCGTGTTCGCGCCTTCGCGCAACGCCACGGCGATGCCCATGGCCCGTTTGAGTTCCCGTCCGAAGGCCACGTTCTGCTTGTCGGCGATGCGCGTCAACCGTCGTTCGGCGGATGCCATGGCCTCGGCGCTGGTCGGATTGTCCAACGTGATGCCCAGATAGTCGACCGGCACCCGGGTCTGCGAGGCGACGAGCATGGCCATCGTCTTGAGCATGTCCGAATGGGGCGTCATGGACGCCTGCTGCACCTGCTGCAATTGGGGAAGGTTGCCGTCCTCGTCGGCACTGATCGCGTTGATCGCCTGGATGAGGCTCATCCACGTGTTGCTGCTGAACGCGTCCCTGTTCGCTCCGATGAACCAGAGTTTCGGAACGGAATAGAATTCGGCAGACGCCTCCATGCGGACCACGGTACGGAATCCAGCATCGACAAGGCTCATGAGCGAACGGCTGATGCGGCTGTGGCCGAACGGCCGGTCCATCTGCCTGTCATAGGCGAGCGAGACGACCGTCGGCTGATCGAAGTTCGTTTCGATTTTCTCCGCCCGCCATGGGGTCAGGTGGCCGGAGCATTCGTAGACCTTGCCGGGGAGCCACACGTTGAACGCGCAGATTCGTCCGTCCTTGTCGTCCTCGGTGATGGTCAACGCGGCGGCCAGACGGTGGTTGCGTCGGTCCCAGATTCCAGCGGACCAGTCGGCGGAGCGTGGGATCATGCTGATCCGGTCCGGATTCTCCGGGTCTGCGGCGATGGTCAGGAAGCTGCATGAGTGCTTGTAAGCGGATACGATCAGTTCTGACGTGGCCACGTCCAATTGGTTGTCCTCGAACAGGTCGTTGACGCCCATCGTGTCGTCGCCGGATACGCTGAACCCTTCCAGGTCGCTCAGGTCGCTCAATGATCGGACGGCCAGTTCGGGCCATCCGATCATCGCCTCGACCTTGTTTTTGATCTGGTCGGGGATGGAGATTCCGAAGTCTTTGAATCGTTCCTTGCAGTCGTAGTAGGCTCCGCGGATCAGGTTGCGTGGGTATTTCTCACGCCACACGCGCAACAGTTCGTGGATGATGGGCATGTCCTCGTCGTCGACGCCGAGGATGGTGCCGACGTTTCCGCTCGCGGTGTCGAGGTAGCTGCTGCCGGTGAATTTCGGTGCCGTGCTTACCGTAGTGCCGTCGGCCATGTAGAACACCATCAGAACATCACCTCCTGTCGTCTTCCCGGATGTCGTTTCGTCGTGAACGCCCCATACAGGGCGAGAGTGGTGGACACGAGCGGCGTGATGTCGACATCGCTGCCGAGTTTGTTCCAGGCGATCGCGCCGGACTGTCCCAATGGTCGCGTGGTGGCGCCCTTGACGGCGGCGGCCAGCTGCGGCTGGTATTCGTCCCGCGGGTGCTTGAGCGTTCCGGCTTCGAGCATGTCGAGGAACCGGCCGCATGCTCGGCCCATCTCCTGCATGTTCGTGACAGTGACCTTCACATGTGCTTTCTTCAGTTCGGGCAGCAGGCTCATGGCGGGCGACTGCGCGTCGATGACCACGCTGGCGGTCTTCGGCCAATGTTCGGCGAGCCAGTCCACGGCCCACATGGTTCCCGCCTGCCGCGCGTCCTTGATGTTCGCCATCTGGACGATGGCCGAACCGTCCGCGTACCGTAGCGCCGCTCCGATGGTCAGCACGCTCCTGTCCGGAGGCATGTCGATGCCGAAGCTCACGGTTCCTCCATCCGGCACGTCGTCGATGGCCGCGGCCTGCCACAGGTCGGGGCTGATGGCGTATGCGGTGGCGGTCTCGTCCCATATGCCAAGCGCCTCACGACGGAATGAATCGTCCGACAGGTTGTTGCGCATGCGCATGATTGCCTGTTCGCTTGTACGTTTCGGATAGCTGGGATTCGCTTTAGCCCACTGTTCGCGGTCGTCCGGATCCGCGTCCTTGTCGGCGGCGAGCTCCACGTAGAGGAGGTTTCCGTCATGGTTCAGCGCATGCATGCGTTTCTCCGTGAACGCCTCGCACTGGTCTCCCGGCTTGGGTGGATTGCCCATATACACGACCAGGGGGTTAGGACTCGTGTTCAAAACCGGAATCATGTTGTCCATCGCGCGCACTGTGAGGATCTGCGCTTCGTCGAACACGGCCACGTCCACGCTGTGCAATCCTCGGCCGAAACCGTTTTCGCGGGCGCCGAACATGATGCGGCTGCCGGACGTGAACGTGATCTCCTGTTGGCCGTTTGCTCTGCGAATGCGTTCCACGTACCGGCCGAGCACTGGATTGTGCTCCATCTCGCACATGTCCGCGAATGTCTCGTCGCTGGTGCGCGTATGGTGGGCGGTCCAGATGGCTTTCAGGTTCGGTGTGAGTATCGCCTTGAGGAACAACGCGGTGCCGACGGTGAAGGTCTTGCCGATCTGCCTGCAGCTGGACAGCACGGCGCCGTCCGCGCCACACGCATACTTGCCTTCCGCGTTCTTGGCGAACAGAAGCCACAAGAAGCCCTGCTGCCACAAGTCGAAACGGATGCCGGCCTTGCGCGCGGCTTTGTTGATTCGCGTGAACTCGCTGCCAACGATGCCTTCCGGCTGGCGGAGGACCTTGGCGATTTCAGACAATCGACGCTCCGACATCGTCCGTCACCTCGTCTTCCTCATCGTCCAACAGGTCGGTCAGACCTCCGCCCTGGAGTGATTCGATGCGTTCGCATACGTCGATGAGCTGGCGGCTGATCGCAGGCAGTGCGTTTGCCGGTGTGGACGTGTCATCCATGGCCTTCTGCAGTCGGTCACGGTTGGCGCGCAGCATGTCCAGCATGCTGCCGTCCATCATCCTCTCGAAGCTCCGCTGGTCGAGATCCCTTTCCGGCTTCTGTTTCGTTTCCACGGCTTTGACGGGCGGCTTACCGTTCCGGTCCTGTGCGGGCCGATTCTTTTTCCGACGCCGATAGTCTTTCTGCCTGCATTTCGCGGAGCAATATTTCTGTTGGCTGCCCTTACCACTTGGCCTAAATTGCTTACCGCATACTTCGCAAATCATTGCGTTTCCTTCATTCCAAAACCAGTGAGGAACCCGAGTTCTTCGCGCAATCTTGTTGCAGCAGCTTCCGCCCGTGCAAGCGTCTTGAATGGACCTCTCTTGTATGCCTTCCTATTCTTGATAACCTCAACTTGCCATGCTTTTCGATCGTTACGCCAGTAGACACCACGGATTCCGGATTTGCTGTTCTTATTACAGGAAACACGATATTCGGAATTCTCCTGAACCGTTACTGTTCTCAAATGGTCTGGATTAACGCATGAACGGTTGTGACAGATATGATCAATCACCATCCCATCTGGGATAAACATGTTATGAGTCAATGCATATGCGAAGCGATGTGCCGGAACGGACGTCTTTGCCAGACGGAATGTGCCATATCCCTTTGGGTGATGAGCACCGTTCCATTCCCAACATTTACTAGGGTCAGTGCTTCTGAAGTATTTATTAAATCGTTCTATGTCAGATGCTGACGCTTTGAAAAAGGCCATATTCCGCCTTTCATTCAACGTATGCGTAACACAATTCGTTACGCTTAAATTTCAAGAGAAATATCGGCACTGCACCCGAGGCGACCGGGAGGGGGTGTACCCGGGGTCCCCGCCCTGGTATCGGAGTCAGATGCCGAACGTTTTGAACGGCATCGAGCTTGCTTTCACTTCCTGTCTGCCAGCCAGCAGCGCTCGTGCGTGTTCGTCTGTCTTGTCGCTCTTCATCCTGTTGCATCTGCGGTGCGTGAGCCTGCAGTTCGCGAAGCTGTATGGATCACCGCCGCGTGAGACTGGTATAAGCTCGTCGACTTCGGCGCTCATCGGATGTGGTGTCTTCAATGTCTTGTCGACCGGCTGGGCGCAGATGGCGCACACGTCGTATGCGGCCAGGACTCTTGCCCTGAGCTGTCTGCGCCGCCAGCCGTTGCTGACACGCTCGTTGCGCCGCTTGCTCAT